CTCCAGGGCGCAATCATCAACTTCGAGGTCTACGCCGACCCAGACCTCAACACGGCCAGCGCCCTGGAGCAGGGCAAGATTTATTGGAACATCCGCTTTACCGACGTTCCGCCGGCTGAAAACCCCAACTTTATTTTCGACGTAGTCAACGACTGGTTGACCGAAGTCCTCGACAAGACCGCCTAAGGAGCGCTTCACATGGCAATGATTCCCGAAATTCTGGCCAACATGAACCTGTTTGTGGATGGCATCAGCTTCCAAGGCGATGTGCCCAGCCTGACCCTGCCCAAGCTCACCCTCAAAATGGAAGAGTACCGCCCAGGCGGCATGGATATGCCGATTGAGATGGATGTGGGTATGGAGAAGCTGGAGTCCAGCTTTGTTACCACCGGCGTGCGTAAAGAGTCGTTGAAGTTCTTTGGCCTGGCCGATGGTAATGCCTTCAACGGTGTTTTCCGGGGCACCTTCAAGATCCAAAAGGGCGAAACCAAAGCGGTGATCGTTACCCAGCGCGGCACGCTGAAAGAGCTGGATATGGGCGACTGGAAGCCGGGCGACAAGGCAGAGCTCAAGCACGCCGTTGCCCTGACCTATTACAAGCTCGAAGTCGGCGGCGAGGTCATTTACGAGATTGAGCCGATGGCCATGAAACGCGTCATCAATGGCGTCGACCAGCTGGCCAGCCAGCGCCGCGACCTCGGCCTGTAACCCGCAACCTTTCCGCACACCTTTTCGAATCAAGGACAAATCTCCATGAGCAAGCCGGCACCGAAGTACATCGCCCTGACCGCTGAAAACGTCACCATTACCCTGACCAAGCCCGTCGTGCTGAACGGCATCGAGCAGGACAAAATCACCCTGCGTGCGCCGACCGTGCGCGACATTCGCAACTCTTCTAAGACCTCGGACGGCGACGAAGAACAGCGCGAACTGAACCTGTTCGCCTCCCTGGCCGAGGTGGGCCTGCAGGATCTGGAGGGCCTCACCTACAAGGACTACAACCGCGTACAAGCGGGTTACACCTTTTTGGTGCGAGAGGACGAACTGTAATCCTGAGACGCTGAAAAGCGCGGCCAAGCGACTGGCGGCCGAGCTGCATTTCTCGGCCGCTGAAATCCTGACTATGTCTTACCAGGATATGGTCTGGTGGCTTTCGGATTGAGCTTGCATAGGGGGTACCGATGGCAAGCAAACTAGCGTTATCGCTGGTGATCGGGGGTGCTGTCGCTTCATCGGTCGGCGCCGCATTCAAGACAGTAGAAAACGGCATCCAGAAACTGGAGGCCAAAGGCAACAGGGCCAAGGTGCTCAAAAGCACCATCGGCGAAACCATCAAACTGCGCGAAGAATGGAAGCGCGCGCATGACAGCGGCGCCGCCGGCGCCGACAAGTTGTTACGCAAGCTGGACAACAATCTCGATGCTCTGCGCAAGCAAGGCGTCGAGGTTGGGCGTCTCTCCCGTGAGTACCAGCGCCTGGCCCGCGAGTCCAAGGCCGCCGATCTGCAGCAGAAGGGCAACCAGCAACTGCAGGCGGGCAAGTCCTCGCTCAAATCGAACATTGGCCAGGCCGTGGTCGCCACTGGCATGGCCGCCGTACCAACGATGATCAGCGCGAATTACCAAGCGGTCATCCGTGACATTGCGATCAAGGCCGACATTGCCAACAAACCGGAAGAGCAGCAGCTTACCCGGACGGTAATCGACACGGCCAAAGACACCGGTATGTCGCGCAATGACGTGGCCGACCTGGTCAACCAGTTGGTCGGTGCCGGCATGGAGCTGGATAAGGCGCTGTCCTATGCGCCGGTGGCGGCCAAGTTCGCCATCGGCCAGGGCGCTTCTGGCGTTGATACGGCGTCGATGATTCAGGCGCTGCAACAAAACGCCAAGATCAGCGACCCGAAGGTCATGCAGCAGGCCCTGGAGGCTATCGCCTACCAAGGCCAGGCGGGCAGCTTCGAGGCCAGTGACATGGCCAAGTGGTTCCCGCAACTGCTGGCCGGTATGGAGAAAAACGGCATCACCGGGCTGGATGCGGTGACGTCGCTTGGCTCCATGCTGCAGGTGCAAATGAAGACCGCCGGCAGCTCGGACGAAGCCGCGAACAACTTCAAAAACTGGATGGAGAAAATTGGTGCCGGCGACATTAAGAAGGCCTACAGCGATGTAGGCATTGACTACCAGGCGTCGCTGAATACCGGTCTGCAGAAGGGCATGAACGTCATTGAGGCGTCCATGGCCCTGGCCATGAAGTACGTCCAGGCGACTGACCCGGCTAAGGCTAAAAAGATCGAGGAAGCCAAGGCCAAGATCGACAAGGAGGTTGACCCGGAGAAGGCCGCCGCCGCGCTTGAAGCCCTGGAGAAAACCCTGCGTACCGGCGACCTGTTCGCCGACATGCAGGTCAAGGCTGCGCTCACGGCCTACGCGCAGAATCGGGGGCTCTATGAAGAGCTAAAAGCCGATTCTAAGAAGGCCTCGGGGATCCTCGACAAGAACCTTGCCGAGCGCCGCGAGACTTCCGCGCAGCAATGGGCCGAGACGGTCCAGTCGATTGACGACGCCATGCGTAGCATCGGCGATGCCATCCGGCCGGCCACGGATATGGTGGCCACGGGAGTGACCACGGTTGCCCGTGGCTTGACCAAGTTGGCCGACGGGTTCCCGTCGGTGGTGCTGGGCATTGGAGGCATCACTGCGGCGGTTATCGCTTTCATGACCGCATCGAGCGCGCTGAAAATCGGCCGTGGCGTTTTCAATATTGCGCGCGGCCGAGGCCTGGAGCGCCTGGCCGGACGTGCTAGGCGGGGCGAGCTGCCCAAGACGGGCAGTAAGGTGGTCGACACCGGCCTGGGCGTGCTGGGCAAGGTGTTCTCTTCCAGGTCCACCGAGTCGGCCCCGGCCAATGACGGCGAAGCAGGCGGCCACGACCCGCAGCGCGTGTTTGTAGTTAATGCCAGTGCCATCGGCGGGATCGGTAGTAGCGTCGCCAGTAACGGCCCTGCAGGGTCTGGTCGGGGCAGTCGCCGAAGTCGCCGCCGGGAGCGCCGGCGCCTGGCGAAACAGGGGCCTGTGGTACGGCCGGCAGCGAAGGTGGAGGCGCCCAGCGTGCCCGCGCCCAAGCGCCGACTGTTTGCTGCAGTGCCAACGGCGCTGACGGGTCGCGACGAGGTGGGCAAGGTAGCGCGCTCTATTCGTGGGGTCGCCCGTTTGGCTAAGCGCCTGCCAGGAGGCAATGTTGTGGATGCCGGTGCTCAGGCGCTCGACGTCGCACTGAATGCCGAGACCAAGGATGAGAAGGCCGAGGGATACGGTGTCGCCGCCGGCAGTCTTGCGGGCACGCTCGCGGGAGCAGCTGCAGGTGCGGCTATTGGCTCGGTCGTACCGGTCATCGGTACCGCCGTTGGCGGTGCTGTGGGCGCCATCCTGGGCGGCATGGGTGGCGAAACGTTCGGCGGCTGGCTGGGTAAGCGGTGGTTTGGCGAGGAGCAACCCGAAGGGGAGGCCAAGCCGAAGGCAGAAACGCCGCCGGCGCCTAGTGAGGCGTCACGCGTAACGCTGGAGCCTGGCCAAGAGTCCAAGCCGGCGCAGCCAGTCCCTGCAGCAGTCGCCAAACCTGTGGCGGCACCGGTACCGGACCTGGGCAAGACTGTGCGCGAGCCGGTCAAGGCCAGCGCGCCGGCACCGACCGTGGTCAAGCCGGTAATCACGCCGGCGGCGCCTGAGTCGGTGCCCCAGGCGCCGGTGGTGGCCCCTGCAGCAGTCGACGGCCAGGAGCGTATGCCGGTCGCCGAACCTGTGCCGGCGCCGATACCGGACCTGGGCAAGACCATACGCGAGCCGGTCCAGGCCAGCGCCTCGGCACCGACGGTGGTCAAGCCGGTGATCACGCCGGCAGTGCCCGAGCCAGTGCCCCAGGCGCCGGTGGTGGCTCCTGCAGCACTCGACAAGCTGGAGCGTGTGCCGGTCGCCGAACCTGCGCCGGCACCGGTGCTGGACCTGGGCAAGACCGTGCGCGAGCCGGTCAAGGCCAGCGGCCCGGCACCGACAGTGGTCAAGCCAGTGATCACGCCGGCGGCGCCCGAGCCAATGCCCCAGGCGCCGGCGGCGGCCCCTGCAGCAGTCGAAAGTCGGGAGCGTGTACCGGTCGCCGAACCTGCGCCGGCACCGGTACCCGCCCTGGGCAAGACTGTGCGCGAGCCGGTCAAGGCCAGCGCCCCGGCACCGACAGTGGTCAAGCCAGTGATCACGCCGGCGGCGCCCGAGCCAATGCCCCAGGCGCCGGCGGTGGTCCCTGCAGCAGTCGACAATCGGGAGCCTGTGCTGGTCGCCGAACCTGCGCTGGCACCGGTACCGGACCTGGGCAAGACCGTGCGCGAGCCGGTCAAGGCCAGCGCGCCGGCACCTACCGTGGTCAAACCGGTGATCACGCCGGCAGCGCCCGAGCCAGTGCCCCAGGCGCCGGTGGCGGCCCCTGCAGTAGTTGACGACCGGGAGCGTGTACCGGTCGTCAGTCCTGTGCCGGCGCCGGTGCCTTCCCTGGGCGCTGCTGTGCGTGACCTGGCCAAGGCCATGCCAGCGGCGCCGGCGCCGCTGCTGGTCAAGCCGATGGTCACGCTTGCGCAGCAACCGGCGGCCCCTGTGCCACTGGTGGTGCCTGTGGTGATCGACAACCGGGAGCGTCTGCCGGTCGCCGAGCGAGCATCGCCTGATGCCAGGCCTGCAGCGCCGGTACCAGATGCCCCGCTTTCCCTGGGGGAGGTGGTGCGGGGAATGACCAAAGCAGCGCCGCCGGCGCCACGGATGCCCGAGGCCAAACCGGCCAAAGCCCCTGCGCCGGCCAAGGTGCCGGCACCGACGGTAGAGCAGTCGTTTACCTTCGCGCCGTCTATCAAGCTCGACGTGCATGGAGATGTGAAAGACCCCGAGCAGGTGGTGCGTGAACTGGAGCCTCCATTGCGCCGGCTTTGGGAGGCCTTTCAACGTGAGGTTTCCGCGCGCATGTCCTCGGCTCAGCTGTTTGATCAACCACACATCTAAGGAGGGCCTATGGCCTACATGGAACAGCTGGAATCGTCCCTGTCGGGATTGGTTGCAGCAGGGGAGGCTGGGCGAAAGGATCTGGACGGCATGCTTGTGCTTTTGAATGGCGCCATTGGCAGCATCACCGGCGCCGCCTCGGAGCTGGAAAACATCCCGTTCGTGCCGCCCGAGGTCGGCGCCAAGCTGGGGCGCGTGGTGCGCAGTATCAGCGTGGCGCAGTCCCGCGTGGGGCAGGTGGCCGAAACCTATGGTCGTGTCGTGTCTGGTGCCGCCCAGGTGCAGGAACGGCTCGGCACGTTCAAGCGGATGGCGTCCAAGGTCACGGCCGAGGCCAGCCGGGTGGCGGGAAAGGTCAGCCCTTCGCTGTCCAACATCCTGCCCACTGGCGGGCTGCTGGGCTCGGCCACGCCGCTGCCCGAGGCGGTCGCACCGTTCCCGCACCTGCTGATCATCCAGCCGCATGACCCGAAGCTGCAGCCGTATTACTTCAACCTTGATACAGCCGCGTTTGACGAGCTGCGGCGGCAGGCGACGTACCGTTGGGCCGGACAGGAGCGCCTGCGCCGCAGTGTGGCGCAGCAGGCGGTTGGCTTGGGTGAGGAAAAGATCACGCTCAAGGGCGCGATTTTCCCCCACCACAAGGGCGGCATTAAGCAGCTGAATGTGCTGCGCAGCATTGGCCGCAACCTGCAGCCGTTGAACCTGGTCACGGGTTATGGCGAAGTCCTGGGTAACTGGTGCCTGGTCAGCATCGAGGAAGAGCAAAGCCACCTGCTGCCAGGCGGCATCCCCCGAAAACAAGGCTTCACCCTGGAGTTTGTGAGCTATGGCAACGACCTGCAGAACGTCTGACGGGGATCTACTCGATGTGATCTGCCAGCACCATTATGGGCACCTCAACGGCACAGTCGAAGCGGTGCTAGAGGCCAACCCGGATCTGGCCAGGGAGGCGCAGCCTTACCGCGCCGGCCTGCTGATCCGCTTGCCCGATCTGTCGGCGCCGGCGGTCGAGCTGCTGCAGCTGTTCGGCTAACCCGCGTTACGCGTAACGAAGCCCCGCCCTGTGCGGGGTTTCTTGTTTCTGGAGCAAGCATGAAACCTACGTTTCAAATCGTCGCGGATGGCAAGGACATTACCGCCTTGATCAATGACCGCCTGTTGCTGCTGCGCATATCGGACAAGCCCGGCATGGAGTCGGACGAGTTCGAACTGCGCATCGATGATCGCGACCAGGCTGTCGCACTGCCGGCGCGCGGTGGCCGGGTGGAGGTGTTCCTGGGCTATGAGGGCCAGCCGATCACGCGCATGGGTGCCTTTACGGTGGACGAGGTGCAGGTATCTGGCCCGCCGGACGAACTGACCATACGCGGCAAGGCCAGCGACATGCGCGGCAGTGGTAAGACCGTTCGCAGCGGTAGCTGGGAAAACGTGCCGCTGTCGCAGATCGTGACCGAGGTGGCCAAGCGCAACGGCTGGGAGTCGGTGTGCCCGGTGACAACCAAGGTCGAGCGCGTCGACCAGCGCAACGAGTCGGACTTTAACTTTGTCACGCGCTTGGCCCGGCAGTACGACAGCACCGCCAAGGTGGCCGAGGGCAAGCTGCTGGTCATGCCTCGGCAGGGTGGCAAGACCACAACCGGCAAGTCGCTGCTGGTCGTGACCATCAACAAGACGGACGTTGCCCGGTACCAGTTCCGCCTCGGGGATCGCAGCACACAAAAGGCTGTGAAGACCCAGCATCAGGACCAGAAAACCGGCGCCTTGAAGGTGGTGCAGCTGGACAACGGCGAGTCGCCCGATGGTCTGCCTCCGGTCCACACCGACCGCCATATCTACCCCAACAAGACCGCCGCCGAGCAGGCCGCCAAGGCGCGGCTGGCCGCGTTCAACCGCAGCACCGCCGCCGTGCGCTTGGAAATGGCCGGACGTACCGACCTGTTTGCCGAATGCTCGATCAACGCCCAGGGCTTCAAGGTCGGCCTTGATGGCGAGTACCTGGTGGATGCCGTCGAGCAGGTGTTTACCCAATCCGGGTGGACGACGACGGTCGAGTGCAACGGCGGCAAGAAGGGCAAGGCCAAGGCCTCGGGCAAGAAGAAGAAAGAACAAAAGCCGCTCAGGGTTGAGCAGCTGTAACCCCGCGGCCGCACGCGGCTATCACTGGAGAACACAATGGCTATCTCGGTTCACCAACTGCAACAAATCCTCCCCAACGCCGGCCGCAAAGCCGGCGTTTTCGTTCCGGGCCTCAACGCCACAATGGGCAAGTACTCGATCATCACACCCAAGCGCATGGCGGCATTCCTTGCCCAGGTCGGCCATGAGTCAGGCCAGCTGCTGTATGTGCGTGAGCTCGGTAACGATGCCTACCTGGCCAAGTACGACACGGGGCGCCTGGCGCAGCGCCTCGGCAACACCCCGGCGGCTGATGGCGATGGTCAGCGGTACCGTGGCCGTGGGCTTATCCAGATCACAGGCCGCGACAACTACGAGGCCTGCAGCGAAGCGCTGTTCGGCGACAGCCGCTTGCTCAATACCCCTGATCTGCTCGAGCAGCCGGTTTATGCATCGCTGTCGGCTGGCTGGTACTGGCAGCGGGCGGGGCTCAACAGTCTCGCTGACAAGGTGACGCATGCTGATGATGCGGTTTTCGAGTCGATCACTCGCCGCATCAATGGTGGCCTGAACGGTTTGAAAGATCGCCAGGTGCTCTACAAGCGAGCTCTTCAGGTGCTGCAGTGATGTCACTCAACCTGCGCATCGCGTTGCTGGCCATGGCGGTAGGGCTGTGGGGTGGCGGCCGCGGTGCCTGGGTGTGGCAGGCGAATAACTACGGGAAGCAGCTCTCCGAACAGGCTGCGGATTTTGGCCGGCAACTGGCGGACAAGGATCGAGCCTATGGCCGTGAACGTGAAGAAGCCTCTGTTGCTGCTCTCCAGAAGTTGGCGGAACAGCAGGCGCAACGGCGCACCCTGGAAAATCACCTGCAGGAGCAGAGCCAGGCGCATTGGAAGGAGATGAACGATGCTCACCAAAC